TGCCTTTTAATACTAGCCCACGGTTCAAATTTTTCTATAGGATCAACAGCTTTTATAGGACTGCCTTGTGCAACCCAACTTGAAGCAAAAAATCCTGTATAAACTGGACTATGTTTTTTAGTTGCTAAAGTTCTATGTATTTTTTTTATTAAAGAATTAAAATCTCTTGAAATATCTCTATCTAAATTTTTTGGTAAGTTTCTTATATCTTTTATAGTCATTAGAATCTTACAATAATTGTATAAAGATAAACTTGACCACCTTTCTTTGTATCAATATCAACTATTTGTGCAACTCTATTAGAACCAGCGAAGCTAAGTGTGATTTCATCATCTAAATCTGCTTGATTATCTCCTATCTGATCTGGTGTTATATACAATTTTGCCTGTCTCATTTCTTGTCCAGTTTCTTCCTGTGATCTAATAAATTCAACAGGAGCATCAAAACTATAAGTTGTATCGCTTGTAGAATATGCACCCGTAGCTGTGTTATAAGTACCAGATGCTTTTCTTGTATAAACAATAGAAGAATCAAAAGAAGAACCTAAATCAGAAACAATCTGTTTAGCTACATTTTTAAATAATGAATCTAATTGACCTGCCATTATCCTCTAACCACCCTTAACTGAAAACTACCAGCACCACCTAGTACATAAGCTCCTAAATAACTTTGTAACCACGGGTAAACATCAAATACATTATTAACAGCACCACTTCCCTGACTATCAGTATTATATTTAACCTGTATATCTCCTAACTTCACTTCAGAAAAATTACCATCAGTTCCACTACTTCCAATAATTGCATCAGTATCATTTGCTAATGCAAACGCTAATTCAAACTGTGCATATTTAATATTTTGAGGAATTAAAGTACAAGCCAACTCAACTCCATCTACCTGATAATTAGTTCTAGGAAATTTTAATGCCTGTCCGTCATCACATCTATCTCCGTAATAAACTAAAGTATCAATCCATCTAGTTGCTGCTATAAGTGCTCTATTCTTTTTATCATCAGCTTTATTATCCCATTGAGTAGAACTTGGAACAGTCTCAAAATATGAGTCTGCTTCAGCTAATGTGACATAACTATTAGCATTAGCTCCTTTTATTGTTGCATCTATAGTTGCTGCCACGATTATTTAGTAATTTAGTTTTATTGTAGCGTAAAGAAAAAACCCCACCAATAATTGATGAGGTTTTATGACCACTAATTTAACTTTAGATTATAAAGTTGAAGTATCAAGTGGTGTGTTAACTGTTAACTGAACAATAGGAATTAGATCAGCGTCATATGTTAATGCCCACTTACCAGAAGCTCCTAAGTTGGAGTTTGTTGGGTTGTCAGAAGCATCATTCCACTTAGTACCCATGATGTGATAAGTACTGTGATAGTCAACTGAAAGTACATCCTGCTTAGAAAGTACGTTGCGATCAGCTTCAATTGCTAGATCCTGCTGTACACCTTCAAGAACTGTTCCTGACTTGATTAAGTAGCAGTAAAATTCTTTCTGATGTCCACTTGAACCAGGAACTACAGAGTTAACTGAAGAATCAACAACTACATTCATTCCTGCGAATTGGCCTACTTGTCTATCAGTAACGCCAACACCACCGCCACCCCATTGGATGCCAGTTCCAGTTGATAATGCAGTTGTAGAGAATGTCAACATACCAACCTGATATAGGTAGTAAGCAACAGAAGGATGAACTACGATTGTATCTAGTTCTTCGCCTCTTTCTCCAAGAAGTGATCTTCCTCTAGCAACTGTAGCTGCTGTTAAGAAGTTAGCTTCAGCAGCACCAGTACCAGCTTTTGCTACATCAAGAGCATTAGCAGATAAAGCTGAACCGAATAAACCATGAAGATGGAAAAACAAACGTGTTGAATTTAGTTTGTTTATTGCATCTGCAAGCTGATCTCTGATGTGACCCATTGGATCTTCACCAGCAGCTAATACAGCTACATCATCTACAGCATACGCAAAACCTCTATGACAGATAGTTGCGATCTGTGTTCCTGTACCAATTTTCTGTGGTGTTAAGTAACCACCATTGCTAGTACCCCATGTAGCAGTACCATCAATGATTTCTTCAGTTGGTGAGACAGGATTGAATTCTGGAACTTGTATTCTTGTTCCACCTTCTCTTGAATCAAGAAGTGGGTTACGAACTACAGCACCAGACTGTATAAACGCACTACGTTCTTTAATTGCTTCAGAAACGTAAGCAGCGAAATTATTTCTCTTAACGATATCCGCTAGTAGGACACCGCCAGAATAATTCTGAAACGGAGCAGCCATTCAGATTTACCTTTTTAAGTTTTGCGATACCCTAATCACAGATAAGGGGGTCAATTTCACAGAAATTAACTATTTAGTTTGAGCCTCTTGCTTGAGCACAGCCGCAAGGTCGGGGTTCTGATCCAATAGTACCATTTGTTGAGTGACATTGCCTGTTTTCCAAGGATTTGTCTGTCCTCCACCAACATTACTTGTTGGAGTAGGTTTTGCTCCCATACCAGCAGCACTACTAGGTTTAAAATGATGTTCCCAACCACTACCAGGGTTTTTGAGACTTGTAAGATAAGCACCTAAATCTTGCTCAACTCCACCATTAAGAACAACAACCTTACCATCAGCATTTTTTTGTAACTTTCCTTGTAACAATGACAGAGTTTGTTCTGCGTTTATTGCTCCAAGATTACTAATAGCTGCTAATGCTGTTGTTTTAGTAGAAGCTACCTCATTAGAAGTTTTCATTTCTTCTAACTGTTGAGATAAAGTCATTATCTTCTGTTCTTTTTCTTGTGCTGTTTTATTAGCTTCTTCCCACAATGTTTTCCATTGTCCTTGATCTTCTAATTCTTGTTTTCTTTGTTCGTCTTTTTGTTTATAAACATCATCTAATTTAGTTTTGATGCCTTTAAATTTTTCTTGTGCTTCAGTAGCTTCTTTTCGTGCAGCAGCTATTTGTGCTTCATATTCTGCTTTTACAGAATCTAAATTTGGGGCTGTTGGTTGTGAAGGAGTTTCAGCCACAGGCTGTTCAGCAGGAGTCACAGACTCAGGCTGAATTACTTTTTCTTCGATCATAATTAATTTTCAGTTGTTGTTGTAATAGTTTTCTTTTTAGATGACTTTGTTACTGATTTTGTTTCAGTTGATTTGCCAAGGTCTGGTTGAAATTCAACCATCTCCCATCTAAAAGAGCCATCGGATTGCTCAACTTTTTCTAAAGTTTTTGCCATAGTAATTTATGTACTTGCTTCTTAGTTTACCAAACTATTCAGATTTGACCTCATTAGCTGAAGGTAACACTTCTCCCTGTACTAAAATATCTCTAAACTCTTCTCTATCAATAACTTGCTGATCAAATAGAGATGTTAATGCTGTAATATCCTGTCCAATTAATCTTTCAATATCAAAATCTCTACTGATCTTTACTTCTGGTGGTTCAATACCTACATAATCAGCAGATAAGTTAAATGCTTTCTGTAGTTTTTGCTCTAATTCCATTGAAACCATTGCAAGCATAGAATTAGTATCTACTCTGTCTAATCTTCTAGCATCAGCACTTTCAGCTACAAACTTTTGTTGAGACAGCGTACTAATACCAAGAGTAGCCATTTGCATTTGTAATTCTCTTATCTCAGCAGATTGAGCTTCAAATGCACTACTAGCTGGCTCTACATAGTAAACTTTATTTCCTGGTTGGGTTGCCATTGCGTAATTAACAGATATAGCAACATCTTTTGTCTGATCATCATATCCTTCCATTACTAACATTGGTTGAGATGCAACGTGCAAACTATGAATCAAATCTGCCTGTCTTTGAAAATGTGCAAGATTTAAATATGCAATATCTAGTAAAGGTGGTTTGCTTACTAAATTATCTGTTTTACCAGAATAAATAGTAACTAATGGTATTTCTCCTAAAGAAAATTCTCCTGATTCTACTAATTTAAAATCTTTTTCAGCAGTTGAAGCATCAAACTCTCCAGCATAAGAGTTATCTGCAACATCATACATTTCATCAATCTGATCTTTTTTACGAAATAATCTATATTTTCCAGGTTCTATTACTCTAATTTGATCATATACTTTTTCTCCAAATGCACCATCAGGTAAAACTGCTTTTTCTGCAATTCTAGCTTGTATAAGATTTCCATAATTTGATTCTCTATCTAATCTCCAACCATAAAGATTTGTAGGATCTATTTCAATCCAATAAGGTCTACGATTTTGTTCCCTTTCTTCTGCAAGTGTTAACGCACCAGATGGAGCAGGATAATCTACAAGAATATGACTTTGACCATAAGTAAGAGAACACATCAATATTCTTCTTGCATATTCATCTAAATCTGATTTACAACCATCAA